GCGCGCCAGTGGGCCGGCTGGGGCACTGCCCTGAAGCCCGCGCTGGACACGGTTACTTTATGCGCTACCGTTGCCGACTCGTGACTCCGCCCGGTGGCGTCGTGCTCGACCCGTTCACCGGGTCCGGCTCGACGGGCAAGGCCGCGATCCTTGAGGGCTTCCGGTTCATCGGCATCGAACGCGAGGCCGAATACGTCGAGATCGCACGGGCGCGGATTGCAGCAGCGCAGGCGGAAGAGGAAGGGGAGTCAGATCCACAAATGGGCCTGCCCATGGCCGCGCACTCATGAGCTTGTGGCCCTTCTCCCGCAAGGGTGCCAACGCACAGCGTGCAGCCGAGGACGTACTAGGCTCACACCCAGACGCTGAGGCCATTGCGTGCCGGCTGCTGGCCACCGCGGTCATGGCCGAAGACTACTGCCCCGACAAGGGACAGGGAGAGGCCAAGGCGGCGGCCGTGTGCCAGTTCATGCTGGCGACGCATCCGCATGCCGGGCTTGAGTACGACCTTCTTCGCGAGGCGCTGAACGCCATGGTGCAGGTGCTGAATGAGGAAGGCTGGCCCGGAGCGTGATCGGCAACGCAACCGCGCGCTGCCCACGAACAGCACCGCATGGCGCAGCATCCGCGCCTCAGTGCTGAGGGCCGAGCCGCTGTGCAGGACGTGCAAGGCGCAGGGCAGGCTCAGGCCAGCATCCCAGGTCGACCACATAGACGGGAATGCGCACAACAACGAGCCCACCAACCTGCAGCCGCTGTGTGCCCCGTGCCACAGCAGGAAGACAGCCGAGTCCGATGGTGGGTTCGGCAACGTGGCACGCGCACGAGGGTGCGGCGTGGATGGATCGCCGAGTGATCCCGATCACCCATGGAACCGGTGACCGGGGAGGGGCGGGTCGAATCTCTGGCGCGCGAGCCAACGACACGGGCCGGGCAGCACTTTTCCGCTAATCCGCGACCTTTTTAGGTTCCACGTCTGAGGTTTCACGATGCTGCAGCGAGGAAGGAAGTCGGCCTCGGCGCTGGCCACGGTGTCGGCGCTCCCGAGCCGGATGCTGGATTCGCCGCCCCACCTGCCGGATGAACAGGTGCAGGTGTGGCAGGCGATCGTCGCCACGAAGCCGGCGGATTGGTGGCAGGCCGATACGGCGCCGCTGCTGGAGGCGTACTGCGCCGCCACGGTCGAGCACCGGTTCCTGAACCAACTGATCGCCGAGAAGAGGAAGGAATGGCAACTCGACGCCGAGGGCCGGCGCACCTACCGCGAGTGTCTGGCGTCGATGAAGGAGCAGGCGTCGTGCCTGAAGTCGCTGGGCACCGCAATGCGGCTGACGCAGCAAAGCCAGTACGGCGAGCGCGCGGCGGCAACCAAGGCGCGCGGCGGAAAGGTGTCGAAGCCGTGGGGGCGGGTGGAGGTTCTCGACCACGAGTGACGACCCGCGGCGATCGCAACATCGCGTGGATCGAGCACTACTGCCGCATTCCCGAGGGCCGGTTTGTCGGGCAGCCGGTGAAGCTGCGCGAGTTCCAGCGCGAGGTGATCCGCGGCATCTATGACTCACCGACCCGTCGGGCCATCATCTCGTTCGGGCGGAAAAACGCGAAGACGACGCTGTCGGCGTTCCTTCTGCTGCTGCACCTGTGCGGGCCGGAGGCGCGGGAGAACTCGCAGCTTTACTCCGCGGCGCAGTCGCGGGACCAGGCGGCGCTGCTGTTCAACCTGGCGGCGAAGGTGGTGCGGCTGTCGCCGGACCTGAATGCCGTGGTGCTGATCCGGGACACGGCCAAGCAACTGGCCTGCCCTGAGCTGGGGACGCTGTACCGCGCACTGAGCGCGGAGGCGTCGACGGCCTATGGCCTGTCGCCTGTGTTCACGGTGCACGATGAACTAGGCCAAGTGCAGGGACCGAGGTCGGACCTGTACGAGGCCTTGGAGACCGCGAGCGGCGCGCAGGACGAGCCGCTGTCGATCGTCATCAGCACGCAGGCGGCGGAAGACGCCGATCTGCTGTCGGTGCTGATCGACGACGCGAAGGGCGGGCACGACCCGCGCGTGAAGCTGTTTCTGTGGACGGCGCCGGATGACCTCGACCCGTTCGGGGATGAGGCGATCTCGGCGGCCAACCCGGCCTATGGCGACTTCCTGAACCCGCGCGAGGTGCGCGACCAGGCCGAAGCGGCGCGGCGCATGCCGGCCCGCGAGGCGTCCTACCGGAACCTCGTGCTGAACCAGCGCGTGAACGTCGTGAATCCGTTCATGGCGCGGGCGGTTTGGAGCGTGGCCGCGCGCGATTACGGCCTCGACCGCTTCGCCGGCCTGCCCTGCTGGGTGGGACTGGACCTGTCGAGCACGACAGACACGACCGCCGCGGTGGCGGTGTTCCGGGCCGATGACCGGTTCTGGTGTTGGCCGTGGTTCTGGCTCCCGCAGGAAGGGCTCGCCGAGAAGGCGCGCACCGACCGGGTGCCGTACGACGTCTGGGCTCGGGATGGCCACCTGCTGACGCTGCCGGGCAAGGCGCTGGACCACCTGCAGCTCATCCGACAGGCGTTGGATTTACTTGGTTCGTTCGACGTTCGGGCTGTTGCCTACGACCGCTGGGGCTTGAACTTCTTGCGCCCGCAGCTGGAGCGCGAGGGGCTGTCGCTGCCGTTGGTCGAGTTCGGCCAAGGGTTCCAGTCGATGTCGCCCGCGCTGGCGAAGCTGGAGACGGAACTGCTGAACGGGACGCTGCACCACCCCGGCCACCCGATGCTGACGAGCCACGCGGCGAATGCGGTCGTTCGGATGGACCCGGCGGGGAATCGCAAGCTGGACAAGAGCAAGGCGACTGGCCGGATCGACGGCATGGTCGCGCTGACGATGGCGCTAAGCGCCTGCAATGTCGAAACGAAGCCCGCGGGCAAATCATTCTGGGACCAGGACTGACATGGCAGGCTTTTTCAGTCGGCTGTTCGCGCGAAAGGCCGCGCAGCTCACTTACGACCAGATCGCCAACCTGATCGACGGAACAGGGGAGTCCGTCGTCGCGGGCTACGCTGTCACGGAAAAAACGGCGCTGCAGGTTTCAACTGTGCTGGCCTGCGTGAAGGTCATCGCGGACGGTTGCGCGACCCCTGACCTGCATGTGTTCCGGGAGCGTTCGGACGGCACGCGAGAGCGAGCACTGAACATCCCGGAGTACCGGCTTCTCAATCGCCGGCCGAACGAGTGGCAAACGTCGTTCGAATTCCGGCGGCAGATGACCATGCATGCGGCGCTTACGGGCGCTGCGTTGGCAATCAAGGTCCGTGGACTCAACGGGCGCGTGCGCGAGCTGCTGCCGGTAGAGCCCGGACGCTGGACGGTTGAGCAGACGCAGCGGTACGAGCTGCGCTACACCTGCTGGGACGACTTCGGGATGATCGGGACGTTTGCGCCCTCCGACGTCTTCCTGTTGCAGGGCCCACAGTGGTCGTGGGTCAAGTCCCTGAACGCCGTCGCGCTGGCGCGTTCGGCAATCGGGCTGGCCATCGCGACGGAGCGTTCGCAGGAGGGGTTCCACGGAAACGGACTTCGGCCTTCGGGCATCTACTCTGTTGACGGGACTCTGGATCAGGAGCAGCACCAGCGTCTGTCCAGTTGGCTGAAGAAGCGAGCCGAGAAGACCGGCGAACCGCTGATCCTTGACCGCAACGCCAAGTGGCAGCCGCTGACCATGACCGGCGTCGACGCGCAGCACGTGGAGACGCGCCGGCTGCAAGTCGAGGAAATCTGCCGGGCGTACGGTGTGTTCCCGATCATGGTCGGCCACTCCGACAAGTCGGCGACTTTTGCCTCCTCGGAAGCGTTCTTCAGCGCACACCGGATTCACACTTTGGCGCCCTGGATTAAGGCCTGGACGCAGCGAATCGACGAGCACCTTCTGGACGGGGCCGGGCCGCTCTTCGCCGAGTTCGACACCCGCTACATGGTCGCCGGATCGATCAAGGACCGGGCGGCGTGGGCGCGCACGATGGCCGAGATGGGCATCTACACGCGCAATGAGATTCGAGACGAGGAAGGCAAGGATCCCTTGCCGGGCCTCGATGAACCGCTGACGCCGCTGAACATGGGCGGCGGCTCTGGCAGCAATCCCCCTCCGGGAGGCGGTAGCGATGAAGAAGTCTGACGGCTCGCGCGAGCAGCGCGCCTATGCGTTTGAGGTCCGGGCCGTCAGCGACGACGGGAAGATCGAAGGCTATGGCTCCATGTTCGGCGTGCGCGATGCGTACGACGACGTGATCTCTGCCGGCGCCTTCGCGGAGTCGCTGAAGCAGCACAAGGGCGACGGGACCATGCCGGCGATGCTGTGGCAGCACAGCAGTGACGAGCCAATCGGCGTTTGGGAGTCGATGACCGAAGACGCCAAGGGCCTCAAGGTCGTGGGGCGTCTGGCGCTGGACACAACGCGCGGCAAGGAAGCGCACGCCCTGCTCAAGATGGGCGCGATCGCCGGCCTGTCGATCGGGTTCATTGCCAGGGAATGGGAGTACGACCGTGAGACCGAGGTGCGCACCCTGAAGGGCGTTGACCTCTGGGAGGTATCCCTAGTCACGTTCCCCGCGAACCAAAAGGCCAGGGTGACCAACGTCAAGGCGGCCGAGGAAATCGGCACGCCCAAGGATGCGGAACGAATCCTGCGTGATGCAGGGTTCTCGAAGTCGGAGGCGACGGCCATGGTGTCGCGCCTCATGCGGATGGGCGAAGCGCGGAGAGAGTCCGCCGATTCGGTAGCCGCCGCGCTCAAGGCAGCTAATCGGCTGCTGGAAACCATCAACAGTCCCTAAGAGGAACATCATATGAAAGCGATGCACCTGCATTTCGCGGCGTTCCGCACCAAGCTCTCCAGCCTGGCCGGCGCCCGCTACGAGACCCGCGACGAGCCATCCGTGAAGTCGGTCGCTGACGCGCTGGACAAGATCAATCGCGCGTTCGAGGAGTACAAGTCGGTCAACGACCAGCGCCTGGCCGAGGCCAAGAAGGGCAACGGCACCGCCGACCTCGAGGCCAAGCTGGCCAAAATCGACGCTCACATTGACGGACTGAATGACGTCAAGGCCAAGCTGGAACAGTTGGAAACCCGTCTGTCCCGGCCCGGCGCCGGCTCGGGCGACAAGGACCGCCAGACCCCGGAGGCCGAGGCGTACAAGTCGGCGTTCGTGCATTGGGTGCGCAATCCGGGCGATCCGGAGCGCCGCACCGCTCTGCAGCAGCGCGCCAAGGCTCTGCGCGCGGTGGAGGCCAAGGCCTTCGGTGGCGATGACGGCTTCGAGACCCGCGCGGTCCAGACCGTTACCTCAACCGGCTCGGCCGGTGGCTTCGCGCTGCCCGAGATCATCGAGCGCCAGATCCAACGGCTGTCGGTCGACATCTCGCCGATCCGCCAGATCGCCACGGTCCGCACTGTCGGCTCGCCGGACTACAAGGAGCTGTTCGACATCAACGGCGCCGCGTTCGAGTGGGTGGGCGAAGCGGGCACCCGCAGCCAGACCAACACCCCGGACCTCGCGGAGGTCGCGCCGACCTTCGGTTTGGCGTCGGCACGTCCGCGCGCGTCCGAGGAGTCGCTCGACGACCTGTTCTTCGACGTCGAGGGCTGGCTGGTGACCTCGGTCTCCGAGGCGATGGCGCAAGGCGAAGGCCTCGCGTTCGTGAGCGGCAACGGTACCAACCGACCGACCGGCTTCCTGTCCGGTCCGACCCCGGTGGTAACCACGGACGCCACGCGCGCGTTTGGCACGTTGCAGTTCGTGGCGTCGGGCCAGGCGGCTGCGCTTCCGACCAGCATCGACACGTTTCTGGACGTGGTGTATGCGCTGCGCGCGCGGTACCGGCCGAATGCTCGCTGGGTCATGAACAAGCTGGTCCTTTCCTCGTTGCGCAAGTACAAGGACTCGACCAACCAGTACCTTTGGCAGCCGAGCACGCAGGCCGGTGATCCGGCGACGTTCTTGGGCTACCCGATCACCGAGGCGGAAGACATGCCCAACGTGGCGGCGAATGCTTTCCCGATCGCGTTCGGCGATTTCCGCGAAGGCTATCTGATCGCTGATCGCGTGGGCATGCGAATCACGCGCGACGAGATCACGGTGCCGGGCTTCGTGCAGTGGTACGTCCGCAAGCGCCTTGGTGGCCGGCTGCGCAACACGCAGGCGATCAAGCTGATGCGCATCAGCGTCTGATTCTGCTTCACCCTGAGACCGGGAGGGCGCCTTCGGGCGCCCTTCCTCTTTCTCGACACGGGAGCCGCAAATGCCATCCCTGATCTACTCTCACGCGCTGGACAACACGGTGCGCGGAACGGTCGACTTCGATACCGATACGTTCTGGGTGATGCTGACCACGTCGGCCTACGCCGAGAACAAGGACACGCACGAGTTCCGCAGCGACGTGACCAACGAGGTCACGGGCACGGGCTACAGCGCCGGTGGTCAGGCGGTGACGGTGACGGTGACCAAGGACGACACCAACGACCGCATCGACATCAGCCTGGGCGGCACGACCTGGCCGACCAGCACGATCACCGCGCGCAAGGCCGTGTACTACAAGCGGCGCGGCGGCGCGGCATCGGCCGACGAACTCATCGCGGTGAACGACTTCGGCAGCGATGTCGTCAGCACCGGCGGCACCTTCACCCTCAACGCTTCGACGCTTCGAATCCAAAACTGACATGGCCGACAACGTCACGCTCCCCGGTACCGGCAGTGGTGTAGCCACGCGCGAGGTTACCTATTCCGGCGACCTGACAAATATGCAGGTCGTGGGGCTAGCCACGCTGAGCGGCCCCGATGACGCCAAGGTGCCAACGGACATCAGCGACACCAACCCCATGCCCGTCGCGGTGCTTGGCGAGGTGGTCGAAGCCATCGAGGCGCTTCGCTTTGCCGTGCAGTCGCTGACGCGTTCTATCGGATTCGCGCTGCCGTCCACGCAGGGATGGCCGATCATGGAAGTCCGCCAACCCACGGCGGCAAACCTCAACGTGACGCTCGCCTCGACCACGATTTCGAGCGGCACGGTGACGACCGTCTCGACGCTCACGAACCAATCGCAGCAGGGCGGGTTCGCGACGAACGACTACGTGCCTACGATCATGCGCATGGGCGCAGACAATCTGCGCCGCAATATTGTTGTTACATAAGAGGCTCATATGCCAACCACAAACGGCAATCGCAAGATCCTTGACCTCAAGCGGTGGGAGTTCTGCGCGCCGCTGCCTGCCGCGACCGTGGCGGGCTCCTTCATCTCGTCCTCGCGCCACTTCCGCCAGCAGCAGCTGTTCCTCCGCGGCCAGAACGAATCGTACATATACAACCCGTCCGAGGACGGATGGGTGACGCTCCCCGCCGCCGGGCTTGCCGCGGCGGTCGGCGCGGGCACATGCGGCGTAGCCGGCGCATGGAGCACCGGCACCACGACGGCGGCGTCGTCGCTCACCGCGACGGGCGGCACGACCTCAACGATCGTCACGAACCAGACCCTCGCGCGCGACCTCCGCGGGTACAAGGTCCACATTCTCGCAGGGCCGAACGCGGGCGCGGTCCTTGACATCGTCAGCAACACCGTGGCCGCAAACGCAACGATCACCGTTGCCACGCAAGCCTCGGCGTTCACCGCATCGACCGTGTACAGACTGCTCACGCCAACGTGGTATGTCGGCGTCAACGGATCGACGGCCGCCGCGTCATTTCGCAAATACGACTACGCCACAAATACCTGGACCACGCTTGCAAATATGCCGATTGCGTTCGGCACGGACGCCAAGCTGGTAGCTACGCCCTCGATTGTGGACGGGGCGTTTAAGTTGTTTGCTACCGGCACGGCCACCAGCGCCACGGCCACGACGCTGACGCAGACCGGCAAGACGTGGGCGGCGTCACAGTGGATCAATTCTCAGGTCCGCATTACGGCGGGCACGGGCGCGGGCCAGATTCGCACGATCACCGCGAACACAGCCGACACGCTGACCGTGGCGACGTGGACGACCACACCCGACGCGACTTCTCAGTACGCAATCGAGGGGAATGACGACTTCTTGTACCTGCTCGGCAACAACGCCGTCACGCTGTATCGCTACTCGATCGCGGCCAACACGTGGTCCACGCTTACGCCGGTCGCGGCGCGCGCTGCGGCCCCTGGAGCCGGAATGAGCGCGCATTGGGTCCACAGCGCGGAGGGCACGGATTGGAACAACGAGTCAGCGATCATCAACGGCCGCTGGATTTACTCCCTGCAAGGCGCGGCCACGGGTGCGCTGCACCGGTACGACATTGCGGGGAATACGTGGCAGACCGTGACGTATTCGCCCTCGTCGGAAACCTTTACGACTGGAACAAAATACGCGCTGCATAACGGTCTGCTCTACATCCAAAAAGACGCTACGGGCCGGTGGTTCTCGCTCGACTTCGTGCGGTCCGAGCTGTTCCCCTGGGGGACGATGCTGTATCCGCAGAGCACGGCAATCGTCGGGGACACGGCGTTCGATGTTATCTATGAGGATGGGGCGACGGATATTTACTATGTTTACATGGCGCTCAACAGCAGCACCATCCAACTACGTCAGCAGGTGGTGTAATGAAGATCGAAGAAATTATTGCCATGCTTGAGCGCCGGGTATCCCGCACGGTTTCCCTTCGGTCGTCGTATGAAAGTCTGGGCGAAGTCGATCAAGTCGAACGCCTCACCGAAGAACTAGAGCAAACGCAATCGTCGATCGCACTGCTGCGGAACCTTGTGGAGTAAGTAGTGCTGCTGCTGCTGCTCAACCAGCCGGCGGCTGCGGGCAGCGCGACCGCCAACGGCGCCACGCTTACTGCCACGGCCTCGCTGATCGCGGGCACGGCCGATGGCAGCGCGCTGTCGGCCGGCGTCACGCTGACCGCAACGAGCTCGCTGGTAGCCGGCACGGCCAACGGCGGCGCAGTCGCATCCGGGACTACGCTCACCGCGACGACCAGCCTGATCGCCGGTGCCGCCTCGGGCGGTGCGGGCGGAAGCGGTACCGCGAACGGCGTCACCGTCTCTGCTACCGCCTCACTGCTGGCGGGGCCCGCAAATGGTGGCGCGTTGGCCGCAGGCCAGGCGCTGGCCGCAATCGCGACCCTGCTTGCTGGAGCGGCTTCTGGGGGCGGTGCCGGTAGCGCCGTCGCTCCTGGCCGCACGATCGAGGCGGTGATTGCCATGATCGCAGGCGATGCGGTCGTGCCGGTCCTCGGGCCGCGAGGCTCGGGCTTCGGCCCTCGCGGGGGCGGCGAGTCCCGCCCCCGCACCGCTAACACCACCCGCCCCCGGACCACCGGCGGGCGCAGGAACTGACGCATGGGCCTCAAGCTGATCACCCCGCCAGCCACCGAACCGGTCACGCTCGCGGAGGCGAAGGCGCACCTGCGCGTTGACATCGCGGACGATGACGCGCTGATCACGTCGCTGATCGTCGCCGCGCGCACGGACTGCGAGAACCTGATTCAGCGGGCGCTGATCACGCAGACGTGGGAAAAGGCGGTCGACGCCTTTGGGGAAGCGATCGAACTGCCCAAGCCGCCGCTGATTTCCGTGGTGCATGTGCGCTACGACGACACGAACGGCGTCGAGCAGACGCTAGCGAGTCTGTCCTACCAGGTCGACAACTTCAGCGAGCCCGGCTGGGTCGTTCCCGCCTACGGATTCGACTGGCCGGACATCCGCGAGCAGATCAACGCGGTGCGGGTGCGGTACACGGCGGGCTATGGAAGCGCCGCCGCGGTCCCGCAGCCGATCAAGCAGTGGATTCTGATTCGCGTCGGGCAGCTGTACGAACACCGCGAGCAGGGGGTGAC